GAGGCCCGGGGAGATATCAGGACCATCAAGCGCAGCGCGATCGCTACCCTGTGGAGCGTGCTGTTCGCCGTTCTGCTCGCGATTTTCGGCGCGACCTTCGCAAAGTGGGGCGCGCCGTGAGGTGGCTGGAGATCGCCGCGATTGCGTTTGCCGTTGCGAGCAGCGTTGCGGCGCTGGTGCTGTTCTGGTGATTCCGATGGCGATCGATGTGGATGGGTGGCTGACAATCCTCAGCGTGGCCGCGATTGCGGTGATCGTGCTGCTGGTTTGGTTCAGGTGATGGCTTAATCCGCCTCTGCGCGGCTGGCGAAAAACGATGGCTCCCAATCGACACTGATGTCATAGGCACCAGCATATTCATCAGGTTCGATGATTTCGATCCTGCCGCCCTCGGCAAAGCTTGCGCAGTCGAATTTGTTCTGCTCTTCGGCAATGGCTTGTGCAATGTCGCCTCCGCGCGCACCGATCCATTCGTCCCATTCAAACTCATTGCGCGGCAGCGTTCCCATTTCGGTAAGCTGCTGGACGGCCTTCGGGCTGAGCCAATCTCGCCAGATCACTTGCATTTTCGTCATCCTCAGATTGAAGGAAATCCATCATGAGCCTAGGCACGGTTTTGATTATCATTCTCGTCATCGCGCTTGCCGGCGGCTTCAGCGGGGTCGGAGGCGGCCCGTTCTACGGTACCGGCGATTGGCGCTTGGGCGGCGGACTCGGCCTCGTGCTGATCGTGCTGCTGATCCTGATGCTGCTGGGGCGGATTTAGGCCGACCGCTTGTCGTCCAGATTGACCACCTTCGGATCAAACCCCGGGTGCTTCGTTTTCATGTGGCTCGCCATGTTCTGGAAGGTCCGGTTGCAGCACGGACAGACGCCGGCCTTGGCGCGGTTCTTGACCTTCGTCATCTCGCCCTTATAAGCGGCGGTGCGGTTACGCTCTCCTTGGAGTTTGAGCGTTATCCCAGCGATCTCATCGTCTTTTTGAGCCAGCTGCTGCTTCAGCAGATCGCGTTCGCGCCGGATCGCTTCGCGCTCGTGCTTTCCCTCCTTGAAGCCCCATTGATGGCCATTGGGGCAAAACCAGAAGCCACCGGCTTCCCTCTTGCTTTCAAATATCTTCGTCGGAATGGCGTGATGAACGCCGCATTCTCCGCATTGCAAGTTTGTTAATGACTCGCTCATCTACACGCATCCTCTAATTTTCCGGTGGGAAAGAACTGCCATTGCTGGGACACAAGAGCCGGAAAACCCTTATGCGCTATGGCAAATTAATGTGTCCCAATTCCTCGCAAGCCATTGATCCTGCTGTTAATCCATACGCCCACCACGAATAGGCGACTATTTTTAAGTTATTGATTTTACTTGTTAATATTGGCCGATTGTCCCAGCTTTTTAGGCGTCGCATCAAAACTGGGACACATTTCTCATCGCCTCACCAGCAAATGCATGCCCTCATCCGCCATTCTCTGCTGGTCGGCGGCACGGGTGTAGACTTCCGCCTGCTTGATATCCCGCCAGCCAAATATCGCCATAAGCTGATGCGGCGTCGCGCGATTCATGGCGGCCATTGTCGCGCCGGCCTTGCGCAGTCCGTGCGGGGTGCATTGCGGCAACTTCGCCTGATCGGCCCAGTCGCGAAAGCGGTGGGTGAAACCGCCTGGGCTGAACGGGCGGCCCCATGCGTTGATTAGGAACGTCATGTGCTCGCACTTCGTGGCATCTATTACGGCCTGAAGCTGTGGCAGCACGGGGATGGTGAGCGCCACTGGCTTCGAGCCGATGTTCTTCTGTTGCACGAAGCGCAGCCGGCCGTCCTTGATGTGCTGGCGTCCGAACAGCACCACATCGGAGCGGCGCTGTCCGGTATAGAGCAGCAGCGCCAGCGCCAGGCGAGCCATGGTGCCGATCGGATGCACGGTTTCAAATTGATGCACTTCCTCGATCGACCACGGGTGAAAACCCTGGGTGGCCGATTGGAATTTCGGTATGTCCTTGGCCGGATTCACATGCGCCAAGGCTATCTCGGTGGAGCAGGCCCAAGTGAACAGGGCTTTCATCGATTTGAGCCAGTTGTTCGCGGCCTCCGGCGTCGCGGCTTTCAAATCGCGCAATCCGCGCACGATCTGCGGCGGCATGCCGGCAAAGGCGAGTGTGCCGATCGGCGTAGCGTCCGTGGGTGACATCGGCTGCCGGCAAATCGTTTCCAGGATGTTGCGGCGAATGCTCCTGGTCTTGATGTCCATCCGAGTGAATTTCGTGGACGCGAAATAGCGTGAGCACAGCCTGAGCACAGCCAATGCAGCGTGCCACTGGCGGGCGCGACAACGAGTCCCTTCGTGATTGCCTCGCCGGTGAGCGCGGCCCTGTAGGCGGCTGCAAACTCGGCTGAGTGAGGTTTGCCACGCAGGCGGATTTTGGGTTGCTTGCGTTTGCGGAAATAGTATCGAACGTTGCCGCGCGCATCGATATCGCTGGTGACATAGGGCAAATGGATGCGGACCATTTCGCTCACGGGGCCAAGACCACTTTCTCCCAGCCTGTCGCAGCCTCATTCACCGCGTCAAGCGCGGTGAATGCTTCATCCACCGCTCTGCGATCCCAAACCACCATACCACCATAGCGCTTCGGCTTCGGCATCACGCCGTCTTCCACCATCTTGCGAAAGGTGGTCGTGCTCACCCCTATATAGGCGGCAGCTATCGGCTCGCGCATGCCGAGCGGTGGGTAAGGCAGGACGTCGCGAGGGCGAGGGGCGGCGGTCATTGGGCTCAGTTGGATCGGGTTTGTAGATCAATGTCGGGGATGATCTCTGTTGGCCGGAAGGCGATGCGGTAGTGGAACGGGTCAACCTTGTTCGGCTCCATCTGCTCAGCCACATAGGTCACGTTATCCGACAAGCCGAGAAAATGTTTTTTGTAGAGATCGGGGCCAGTCTTGCAGGTGACAGTTAGCTCGCGCGGTTTGTCCTGATTGCCCAAGGCGCACCGCCCTTCGACTGTCAGTAAATATTTATCCGTGATGCCGTTCACGAACACGATGCGGCGCTGGACTTCGAAGCGGTCTGCTGCGGTGGATAGATTGTACGATGCTGTGTCGGCTTCGCTGCAAGCGGTGAGCGCCAAGCAAGCGGCGCTGGCGAGTAATAGATTTCTCTTCATAAAAATCCTCAAATTGGTAAGCGGGATCAGTTGGGTTAGGCTTCCGCTGTATTTAAACTCGCCGGAGCCGGCCGGATTTCACGATGTGCGCTTACGTTCTCCGCGCCTCGCATCCAGCCTTTCGTCAGTGGGACGCTCCGGCTCGCCCCGTGTTTCAGTGGCGCGGAGAAATTATTATGCCGTCTCAACATCGCTCGCCGGGACGGTGAAAAAAGGATAGCCACCATCCGGATTCAGCGTCACTGAGATGTGACGCACGCCGGTCATTCGGGTGTCGTCCGAGGCAAGCCCGTAATCGTGCTTTGCGCACTTGTAGACGACCGTGCCGGCCACAGCTTCGGTATTCGTGGTCGCGTCTTTCATCAGGCGGTATCGTTTACTCATCGCAAACTTCTCAAATTTATCCGGCAGCCCGGCGTCTCATCGATTTCGGCAATGCGTTTCACCTTGGAAACGCTGGTGACTTGCGCGTCATCGCGCCAGACGCCGGCCGATGTCACAGAATCCAAGACAGCTCGCTCAAGCTTATCGATGTCCGGCTTCTTGATGGCCGGCGGCGTGCGCTTTTTCGGGGTGCTCAACGGACGCGGCATGATGAATTCCAGGTCGATATGTACCGCGCCGTCGAAGCGCTCGCGTGGCTGCCCGGCGGCGTCGATCAGCGCCGCGCGAATGTCGTTTCGCCACCCAGGGAGGCGCTTGCAGGACTCCGCGCCGAACTGATTCTTGCTGCCTTTGGGAGCGGGGTTCCCGGCGACGAAAACGGTGAGGCCGGGGCGATCGATGCTCATTCGTCCTCATCCCTGAGGCGCTGATCGTTGCTGCCTTTGGGAGCGGGGTTCCCGGCGACGAAAACGGTGAGGCCGGGGCGATCGATGCTCATTCGTCCTCATCCCTGAGGCGCTGATCGTCCTGCCACCAATTCAGGAGCGATCCCCAGCAGGGCACCGTAGGACTCACGTCTGGGTTGGGACGCGTGAAGATCACGTTCTTGCCGAGGAGTTCGGCCAGCTCGGAAGATGGCGCCGTCAAATCCCTTATGGCGCCGCGTTCCTTCGCCTCCGCCAGCAGCAGCGCATCGTGAATCGCTTCCTCGATGTTCTGCGTGATGATCGACTTAGAGCTTTCGATCTGATCGACAACGGTGCGCGCGAGGCTGGCGGCGAGGGTGCGGGTGGGAGTCATGATGGCCTCTCCGCATCGTATTTTTCCAGGGCCAGACGCGCGCGCAGACCCGAGTCCGGCGAGAGCATGTCGTGATTGCGGAAGTCCGCATACCACCGGAGGGTGGTCACCATCAGGTCAATCAGATCGTCCGATATAGCTGCGGCGCCCGCTTCTGCCGTGGGAGGCTGGGGGTCACGGGCGCCGCTTGCCCCGGTGGACGCGGCAAAAATCACCGAGGTCTTATAATTGAGGTAGATCTTGACGCGGGGCAGCTCCTGCTCAAGCCAATTGCAGTAGGCCGCGTGCCCCATAAGATCGATGTAGACGAGGCTGGCGCGGTTTAGCAGGTCGAGAGGGGCGTCGGGGTTCCAGGTCATCTCACCACCTCGTAAAGCATCCACCACAGCAGCAAGCTCATGGGGATCGCCAGAAGAGCGCCGCGAAACACTAACGGTCGCTGATCGCGGGCGCGCTCCATGGCGCGCAGGCGGGAAGTCTTGCGTGTCATTTCACCACCCCCAGAACCAGCATCAGTCCCAGCGTCGTGCCCCACCCGCCGCCGGCCAGCACCCAGGGCAGGAAGCGCATCTGCATGACGCGGTGATAGGCGAGCTTGAGGCGAAGCCGGATGCGCACGGCGATGACGCGGCGGATAGCCCACAGACACCGGAAGCCCTGGCCGAAGCTCTTGCCAGCCAGATTGAGCAGCATGGACAGTTCGTCCTTGCAGGCGCGTGGCGCCGGCTCCTTGTTGGAGGCGACCACCGCATAGGGCCGCTCCGGCGCGTAGCGGGCGAAGTCCAGCTTGCTCAGCTCGTCTTCGCCCTGAGTGTTGACGCCCCTGGGGGCAACGGCGGCTTTGTTGGAAAACCCTCTCATGTGACTCAACTCCCGTAATAAGTTTCGAGCGCAGCTTCGCGCTCCGCTTCGTCCAGCGCCTCGCGGCAATGGATTTTCAAAAATGCGCGCGCGGTGTTGTATGGAAATTGATAGAGTTCACGCCATGGCTCTCCGGGCGCTCGGAACTCAATTTTTTCCAAATTGCTATCCCATGTAAGTCCGACGCCAACGTCGCGCTCCGGAGCGTGGAACTGATAGAAGCGGAAGTTCACACGCAGCTCGCACATCTCGTCTTCGGGCGGATCGTCATCGAGACGGAACTCGACGCCGTTGGGCGTGAGGCGGAAGGCGCATTCAACGGTGAAGCTCATGACGCTTTCCCGCGAGCTTTAGCGAGAGCGGCCATGGCCTTGCTTGCATCGTCGGGCCACTCGTCATCTTGAGAGAAGTTTGGGTCCCAATTGCTGATCCAGCCCATGACGGCTGAAAGCGCCTCGTAAAGCTCCGGCGCGGCTGCAATCAGATGGGCATTGGCTATAGATTGTTCGCTGGTTGCCTGACCATCGGGCGAGCAATCCGCAATTATTCCGTGTCCGGGTCCTGCGGGGCCCCAAACAACGTCAGCATATGGGGAGCCATAAACGTGCTTTTTCGCATCGGCTCCGCTTAGAGTTATCAACCCGCCGTCATCAAATCTTTGCCACGGAGCAGGTGTTGCTTTAAGTCCGGACATGACCGCCCTCCTATATTTTGTTCCAGTCAAAATCGCCTTCACATCCTTCTGGAAGCTCAACGATTTCGAAGAAGCAAAGAGAATGTTGCAATGCTTGCGATTGCATCCAGTCATCGCCCTCCTTCATGAGGGCACGTTCTTCCGGTTTACTGGTGCAGCAAGGTCCGATTTTCGTCCAACCCCGGTACCAAACGTCCTTGCCACTTCGCTTCGTGGCAAGCTCTTCTCTAAGAGCGAATGGCATGACCGCCCTCCGTCTGCCAATGCGCCACTTCAAGTTCGGTGATTTCCGCCAGCCCCTTGGCCAGCGTCAGCCCAAGATGTGGTTCCTGCGTTTCCGCGATCAGCCGCGACAGGCCGGTGAACAGACCGACGAAAGCGGCGTTCGGGGCGAAGCGCTTCAGATCGTCGGGGAGCGATTTGCGCACCTGCTCGTAAAGCAGCACGGCAAAGTCGTGCGCGGCGTCCTCAGCCTCATGGAGAGCGATGCGCTCATCCGGGGCGAGCGTCTGATAGCGGGGGGTGTCGAGAAGGGACATCATGACTAAACCTGCATACCTTCAGGGTACTTTGTCGCGAGGGGCCGATAGTCATCTGCGGCGGTCTTTCCGCATTCTTCGCATTTCATCTTCGGAATGACATCGCGGTGGAAGTAAGCGTCGTCATAGCCGCTTCCCTTACTCTCGTGAGCGCAATGCTCGCATTCATATATTGCTGTGAAATCTCGCCGGTTCCGGTTGATTATGAGTTTGATTTTCATTTGGTCAGGATCTCCGCCAGATCGTCGCGGATGCCCTTAAATAAGTCTCCGAGGGGCGCAATGCAGACGGTGGCCCACGGGCGGCCCAGGATGCGCTGCCCTACGTGGCGCGCCTCATTGAGGTCCGGAGCCCAGATTTCGAAATAGTCGCCGGAGCGTGTGGTGATTGAGTATTTGTTCATCTGCTCGCATCCCTTCCGTCGTCAGAGTGAAGGTCCGGCGGCCGCATGAGCCGCCGGTACGGCGTCAGTCCTTGGAACCCATCTGCGGGAAACCAAACGGCACTGCGCCGCAATAAATGGCGTATTCGACGGGAATGAAGTCGGCGTTGCAGCCGCCTTCGGCGATGACGCGGTCGTAGGTCCGGCGCTCGTGCGCCGTGCTGCCCTTGATCTGCGATGCCAGGTCGAGGGGTGCGGCAGCGGTGGTGGAGGTGTAGACGTGGCCGTCCTGGACGACCGTCATGTCGCCGGCCATGGCGGGAGCGGCGAGGCCGAGGGTAATCAATGCAACTGCAATCTTGCTCATAATGAAATCTCGAAAAAAGCCCGCCGAGAGCAGGGGAGCAACTCGGCGAGCAAGTTGAGGAAACGGACCGAGGGGAGGCTGAGCCCGTCGCATCCGGCGTGGTGTCGGGTGCAGGGCTTATGTACTATAAGTCCATTCAGCTTTCAAGCGAAATTTTGGACTGCCTGTCCATTTTAATTTTAGTAGGCGCGGAGCCCCATGACTAAGCGTCCGATGATTCGGCAGGATTCGGAGCTATTGACGACGATGGGCTGATAGGCGGGGTTGAGGGCAGAAAGGGTGAAGGGGGTCTTTGGTGAGGGCGACCGTATCGCCTCATAGCGGCGCAACACGGGCAATTCGAAATTGTCAGGGAGCGCCAGAATATAGTTGCCGGGGATAATTTCCTTGTCTGGATCGATGATCAGCATCGTTCCAGGAGGGAAGGTATCGCCGCGCTCTCCAAGCATGCTTAAGTCATTGTCTGGAATAAGATAAGCAATGGCCCGGATCCCAGTTTTGATAAACTCAGGAACCGCAACCTTTTTGTCGGACACAATAGTCCCGCCTTTAATCAGATTGTCTAATTGTCCTAATGTATCGGAACCTAACAGCGGGATTTCATGTCTGTCGAGATTATTGAGCGGTTTTATGGGAATGTTTTGTGCATTATGGTTACTTTGCGGAGATATGCCGTGCATGAGCCAAATGACTGAGACTCCGTAGGCGGCGGCATAGGTGGATAGCTCTTCCGGCATGATCTTGCGTGTGCCGCTTTCGCGTTTGTAATATGAATCCCGAGGCCATCCAAACCGACGTATCGCGTCGATGGGCTTCGCAAATCCGCTCTTAATCCTGGCCTGTTGCAGGCGCTTTCCGACTTCGTGCCAATCCATAATGTACGGAGAGTATAGCATCCGCGTGGACTATGGGTCACCATGAGACTTGACAATTTGTGGACTGTAGGTCCATTGTCTCAAGATGAAACAGCAACTCGTTACCCATGCTGAAATTTTGGCGCTTTGGCCTCGCGTCTCGGATTTAGCGAACGATCTCAATGTCCCATATGGGCGCGCGCATAAGTGGAAACAGCGCGGCTACATCGCCCCGGTTTATTGGGACGAACTCATTCTTCTCGTTGCTCAGCGCTTTGGTGTTTCGATCACCCTCCAGCAACTGACGCGCGGAGCCTCGATCATTCGCGGAAAGAAGAAGCCTGCCGCTGCTGTGCGCGAAAAAAAGAGGGCCGCCTAATGCCCGTCTATTTCATCCAAAATGAGCGCGGCAGCGTGAAGATCGGCCACTCGGTCAACCCGGCGAAGCGCCTGATGCTTTTGCAAACCGGGACCTTGGAGTCTCTCCGGATCGTCCGCACCATTGAAGGTGATGACGCGACGGAACGGTGGCTGCATAGGCACTTTGCCAGCGACCGAGTTAGGGGCGAGTGGTTCAATTTCCGCGAGGAAATGCTCACCATCTGTCCGCCGAGCTTGCCCTCTTCCGCCCGGCCAAGGGCCGCTCCCATCGTCAGGGATGTTCGCCTGCCGCGTGAAATCATCGGCGAGTGGAGGAAGGTAGACCCTGCTGCCCATGTCCAGGCGTTCGCAAGCGACATAGGCGTCAGAGCGCTGACAGCTCATGCCTGGGTTCGCCGGAAACAGATCCCAGGGAGGCATTGGGGGCGAATTGTCGGAGCTGCTATTGAACGCGGTCTTCCGATCACTTGGATGACGCTGGCCAAAGGCAATCGGAGGGCCGCATGACCTCCTCCTCGGTGTGCCCAACATGCGGCAATCAAATCACCCCGCTCACCCTCCTCGTCTGCCGCGAGAGCAATGTCGCCACGCGGTTCGGACTGACGGTGAAGCTGACGCCGCATCAGGCCGTGATCCTGCGCGCGCTGGTGGATCGGCATCCCCTCGCCTGTTCAATGGAGCATCTCGCATCGAAGCTCTGGGGCGCGGAAGAGGGCCCTGAATATGAGCGAAACACTATCCGCGTGCATCTGTGCCGCATTCGCCGAGCGCTTAAACCACTCGGTGTGGGAATTCCGATCCGCTACGAAACCGGCTACCGCCTCGTGCTCGACGACCTCCCGGCCTTGGAGTGCGTGGCATGAGGTCTCGCGGCAAGGGCTTTGACTGGACCCCGGAAGAAGACGCCACGCTTTCGCGCTTGTGGGTGGATGAACGCAAATCCGCCGGGGAAATCATGCTGTCCGCATTCCCCGGACATTCACGCAGCGCCATTATTGGTCGCGTCACGCGTCTCGGCCTCGTCCGCGTGCTGTCGTGTGACGACATAAAGATCAGAGAGCCTAGGCCGCCACGCGCTGAGCGTCGCCCCTCCCGGCCGCGTACCATAGTCCGCTTCGGGTCGCTGGGTCTCCAATCGCAAAATCCCAAGGTGAAGCCCCCATCGCTGCCCAAGCCCGCGCCGGTTCCGGTGAAGTGCGAAAGCGAGCCGGTCACGCTCTCCGAGCGCCGCCCAGATCAGTGCGGCTGGCCGGTCAATGACGGCGCTCCATACCTCTTCTGTGGGGCGGGCAAGAGCGGTCACAAGCGCTATTGCGCCCACCACGCGGGGGCGAGCGTCAGGTCAGGGAGGGCGGGATGACTCGTGTGCTGATTTGCGGCGGACGCAATCTCGATAGCGCTGACGTCCTGAACTATCTCAACCGCTTCGCACGCGGTGACATCACAAATCAGCTTGGTCATAAGGCGTGGCCGATCACGGCGGTGATGCATGGCGGAGCCAAGGGCGCTGATGAAGGCGCGGGCCTCTGGGCTGAAAGCGAAGATCTGAAGCCATTGGTTTTTCCGGCCAATTGGAGGCGGGACGGCAGGGCAGCCGGGCCTATCAGAAACCGTCGCATGCTGGAGCATGGCAAGCCCGATCTGGTGATCGCCTTCCCCGGCGGGCGCGGTACGGCGAACATGGTCGAATTGGCCGAAGCATCTGGCGTCCCGGTAATCAAGGTGACGCCATGAAACCCTGCCCCGAATGCGGAGAGCCGCCGCACTACCATTCGTTCTGCACGCTGTGCGCGCAATTGTTCCGGGCCAAGCCGGAGGAAAAGCCCAAGCTGCCCATATGGCACGGCCACCGCGAGGCGATGATCGTTGCCGTGCGGCTCGCATTCAATCAGCGGCTGACCGAGCAGCAGGCGGCCACGAAACTTGGGTGCTCCAGGTCGACGATTTCTCGTTGGCGGCTGCTGATCGGCCTACCGGCTTTCAGGCGCAAGCCGCGCGGGAGGCACTTCCATGCGCTGGACCTCTGACCGGCAGCGGCTGCTTGCCGACCTGTCCGCGCGCGGCCTGAGCGCCGATCGCATTGCCGAGCTGATGGGCGAGAGCCGCGACGCCGTGGCGTCCGCCATGTGGCGCTATGGGCTGTTCGCCCGGGCCAAGCGCACATTCACACCGAGGGATGAGTCCGTGCCCCACATGCGGGGCTAGGGACGGCATGACCCTACTCCAGCGGGCTCATCCCGAGGACCAACAGGAGGGGGTAATGAACTGGAGAAAATCATGGCAATTTCCATTGAAGGATTGACCATGCGGAAGGCGACGCTGCCGCCCCGCGTGCTGATATATGGACCGCCGGGGGTCGGAAAGACCACTCTGGCGAGCGAGTTCCCCGATCCGGTTTTCCTGCAAGTCGAAGACGGCACGCCGGGCGATTTGGAACTGGCGACGTTCGGCCTGCTCGCCGATTACGATCAGGTGCTGGAAGCGGTCAGCGCGCTCTATTCGGAGGAGCACGACCGCAAGACCGTCGTCATCGACAGCATCGACAAGCTTGAGCCGATGATCTGGGCCAAGACCTGCTCGGATAATGGCTGGGCCTCCATCGAGGCCCCCGGCTACGGCAAGGGCTACGTCGAAGCGGACCGCGTCTGGCGCGATTTCCTGGACGGCATCAATGCGCTGCGCCGCGACCGGGGCATGGCGATCGTGCTGCTCTCGCACTCCCATGTGGTGCAGTTTCCGAACCCGTCCGGCGCCGAATATCCGCGCTGGGACATCCGCCTGCATAAGCGTGGTCTGGCGCTCATCCAGGACGAGGTGGATGTGATCCTGCTCGTCAATCAGGAGGCGTCGATCAAGGAGGAAGCCCAAGGCTTCGGCAAGAAACGCACCACTGCGTCCGGCGGCTCGTCCCGCTGGATTTACTGCGACGGGCGCCCCGCCTGGGTGGCGAAGAACCGCTATTCCATGCCGGAAAAGCTGCTCTACAAAAAGGGCGAAGGCTATGACGCGCTCGCGCCCTTCTTCCCCCAGCCGCAACCCAAATCCCAACCCAAGGCCAGTAAGAAGGCCGCGTAAGGAGTATCGATCATGGCCAATCTCGGCATGACCTTCAATCCCGATGAAGTCGAGGAAGACGCCTTCGAGCCGCTTCCGGCCGGGGATTATCTCGCTCAGATCATCGAGAGCGAAATCAGCGACACCAAGTCCGGCAACGGGCAGATGCTCAAGCTGGTGTTCGAAATCCTGTCAGGCGACCAGCAAAGCCGCCGCGTCTGGGACCGGCTGAACATCGTCAACGCCAATCCCGACGCTCAGCGCATTGCCCAGCAGCAGCTGAAGCGGCTGTGCGATGCGTGCGGTACCGGCGCGATTGTGGATTCCGAAGAGCTGCACTTCAAGCCGCTGAACATCCGCGTCGGGATCAGGATCGACAAGACGGGCAATTACGGCCCGCAGAACACCATCACGAAGTGCTGGGAAGCGGGTAGCGCTCAGCCTGCTCAGGCGGCCAAGCCTGCCGCCGCGAAGGCGGCTCCTAAGCCAGCTGCCAAGGCTGCGGCGTCCGGCGGGCGTCCGTGGTCGAAAACCCAAGCGGCGTGAACGGAAACGGCTAGTCCCTATAGGCCTAGGGGCTAGCCGCTCACGCAATCGGAAGTCGAACGTTTTCCATCATAGCCGGAGAGGGCCGTATAGTCATGCCCACAATTCCCGCCCCTATTTCCCACACCGTCGATGCGATTTACGCCTGGCATGAGAGCCGCCGGAATGCCTTCGAAGGCGACGGCATTTCTGTATCCGAGCTGGGGCACGAGTGCCATCGGTACCTCTGGTACAAATTCCGTTGGGCCTTCACCGAGCCGCCCAAGCAGGGGCGCATGCTGCGCCTGTTCGAGACGGGCGATCGAGAAGAGCTTCGCATGCTGGAGGAGCTTCGCGCCATCGGCTGCAAGGTTTCAGGCGAGCAGGAGCGCGTTACCGCCTGCCAGGGGCATGTGCGCGGCAAGATCGATGGCAAGGTCGTCGGCATCCCAGAGGCACCCGTCACTCAGCACGTCGTCGAGACGAAGACGCACAAGGCGGAGAGCTGGCGCGCGGTCGTCAAGCACGGCGTTCAAAAATCCAAGCCAGCTCATTACGTCCAGATGCAAATCTACATGCACCTGCTCGACCTTCCCCGCGCGCTCTATATGGCGCACAACAAGGACACGGACGAGCTGCACATTCAGCGCATCGAGCACGACACCGTGTTCTGCATGCAGCTCCTCGCCGGTGCTGAGCGGATAATTGCCGCCCACTCCCCGCCTTCCAAATTGCACGAGAACCCCGAAAGCAAGGCCGCCTTCCATTGCACCTATTGCCCGGCGAAGGCGCTGTGCCACGAGGGGGCGATGCCGCGGCGCAATTGCCGGACGTGCATATCGAGCACTCCGGTGGATGGCGGCTGGCAGTGCGAATTACATAAGCGACAGCTCAATCGTGCTGTGCAGAAAGCAGGATGCTGGGATCATCTATTCCTTCCGGGCCTCGTTCCAGGCAAGCAGATCGATGCCGATCCGGTCGCGCGCACCATCACCTACGAGATGGCCGATGGCTCTGAGTGGGTGGATGGGGGTGGCCAGTGAGGAAGCCCAAGAAAATCACCCCGCATGATCTGGCCGCGCTGGATCTCGTCTCCGCAAACGGCTTTGTCGGGCTCGATGCCAGGGGGTCCCCATTCCTGGAAAGCGAGCGGCAGATCACGCGCCTGCGGTTTCGTCGTTTGATCGCCTTCGGGCTGCTCGTCTCGAATGAGGATGCACTGCCGGGGCAGCTAGCCGAGCCGCAGAGCTATCGGCCGGTGGCGCCTCATGCATGAGGTGCTCGACCTATTCAGCGGTATTGGCGGTTTTTCGCTGGGGCTGGAGCGTGCCGGCATGCGCACCGTCGCCTTCTGCGAGATCGAGCCGTTCGCCCGCCGCGTGCTGCGCAAACATTGGCCTGAGGTGCCTATCCATGACGACATTCGAAAGCTCACGGGGGATCGAATTGCCCCTAATGTCATCTGTGGAGGCTATCCCTGCCAGCCCTTCAGCACGGCCTCGCGCGGCAGGCGGATTGCCACGGATCTCTGGCCGGAAATGTTGCGTCTCATCGATCGATGCAGCCCAGCCTACGTCATCGTCGAAAATGTCCAAGAAGCGGCGCGCCATCTCCAACGCGGCTTCAGACTTGCGAGTTCTTGGCTATCGAACGTATCAACGCCGTATATCGGCTGCTGATTGCGGGGCTGACCATCAAAGAAATCGTTGGTGGCTCGTTGCATACCCCGACTCTAAAAGCGAACTTCACCGCGCCCTCGATGCAGAAGTGGCCAAGTTGCCGGAGATATGTCGCGACCTTTGGGGGGCGGCCAATTACGCCGGAGCAGTTCGAGTTTCTTCTCGGTTATCCCGCAGGATGGACCGATCTCGAATAGAAGCTCTGGGGAATGCGGTTCTTCCGCAAATTACAGAAGCCATAGGCATGGCCATCCTCGCTGCGGAGATGGCCAATGCATAGCCTCCGCCCCTACCAGCGCCAAGCCATCGATGCCGTCTACGCCTATTGGGACGAGGGCGGCGGCAACGCCCTGATCGAGGCCGCGACGGGCACCGGCAAGAGCTTGATCATTGCCACGCTGTGCAAGGAGCTGGTCGAGCAATATCCATCGCTGCGTATCGGCATCGTCGCGCATGTGAAGGAATTGATTCAGCAAAACTGCCAGGAGATGATCCGCGCGTGGCCGGGGGCTCCGGTTGGGATTTTTTCGGCGGGGATCGGGCGGCGCGACACGCGGGCCAAGATCCTCTTTTGCGGCATTCAGTCGGTGCACAATAAGGTCGCGCAGCTCGGCGGCTTCGATCTGCTGATCATTGACGAATGCCACCTTCTCGGGCGCTCGTCCGAAAGCATGTACGGCAAATTCATCGCCGATTGCCGCGCGCTCGTGCCTGATATGCGGCTGCTCGGATTGACCGCGACTCCCTTCCGGCTCGACTCTGGCCGGCTTGATGGCGGCGAGGGCGCGCTCTTCGACAAGGTCGTATTTTCTTACGGCATTGGCGAGGGCGTGCGCGATGGGTTCCTCAGCCCTCTGATTTCCAAAGCCACCCTCACGGAAATCAATGTCGGCAAGGTCGCGGTGCGCGGCGGCGAGTTCGTGCCGCTCGAATTGCAAGCGGCCGCCATGGATGAAACCTGCGTGCGTGTAGCGTGCGCCGAGCTGGTGCGGTTGGGCGCGGATCGGCGAGCGTGGCTGATCTTCGCAACGGGCGTCTCGCATGCCTGGGAAGTGGCCAAGGAAATCCGCTCCTATGCCGTTGGCGGCGTCGAAGTCGTCAGCGGCGAAACGCCGAGCGGCGAGCGAGACCGCATCATCGCCGCCTATCGCGCCGGCCAGATCCGCTGCCTCGTCAACGTCAACGTGCTCACCACGGGGTTCAACGTGCCCCACGTCGATCTGATCGGCTGGATGAGGCCGACACTGAGCACCGGCCTATATGTCCAGGGGACGGGGCGCGGGACGCGGAAGGCGGATGGCAAGGCCGATTGCCTCGTCCTGGACTGGGCAGGCAACATCAGGCGCCACGGGCCCATAGACGACATTCAGATTGCCGATCGGTCCAAGCGCGATTCAGGGCGCGTCAAGGTCGACAGCGTCAGGGCCAAGGAATGCCCATCCTGCAACAGCCTCGTGGGGCTGTCGACGCTCGTCTGCCCGCATTGCAATCATGAATGGCCCCGCAGCGAGAAGGACAAGCACGAGGGAAGCGCCGATGGCACGTCCGTCATCATGAAGCAGGCCGCGCCAAGGTGGCTGAGAGTTCTCGATATCGAATTTCATTTTCATTCTAAGCCAGAAAAACCACCAACATTTCGCATCGATTATCAATGCGGGGTGGCCGTCCACAGGCGCTGGATTTGCTTCGAACATGAGGGCTACGCACGCGGCAAGGCTGAGCACTTCTGGCGCAAGTCAGGCGGTCGAATGCCGATCCCGGCGACAGTGAAAGAGGCGCTTAGCCGAGCCGAAGAGCTGACTTGGCCGCGCGAAATCCTGGTGCGTCCGAGCGGCAAGTTTTTTGAAATCATCGGAGAGAAATTCCCAAATGAAGCAGATCGAACCGCTAATGCAGCGTGAGAAGCCGACTTGGCGGCAGTTCACCGACTTAGAAGGTGAAACGTTCGGGCGGCTCAAGGTTGAGAGTTATGCGGGGGTAAGAAAAATTCCATGTGGAGTAATACATCATTATTGGAACTGTGTATGCGAGTGCGCAACCCATTGCGTTGTAAGTCACAATAGCATTATTCACGGCAAGACTACTAGTTGCGGATGCTTTAGGCGGGAGAAATCAAGAGAAACTAAATTTAAGCACGGTCTTTTGAAATCAAAAGAATACACCAGTTGGATTGCAATGAGGAATAGATGCTTTGATCCTGGAAATGATCGTTATCAAAGCTATGGCGGTCGGGGAATTACAGTTTGCGATCGATGGTTCTATTCATTCGAAGATTTCTTAGCAGACATGGGTCCAAGGCCTCTGGGGAAGGCTCTTGGGCGGATAGATAAAAATGGAAATTATGAAGTAAGCAATTGCTCGTGGATGACGCCGCTAGAGATCGCAGAACAACTAAGTGACGAGCAAAAAAATCTCCGTGGAAGGCAACTAAGAGCTGCCAGTGCAAAACGCTGGGCCGATCACAGGGCAAGCAACCCACAAAAGCCCAAGGGGCCCAAACGCAATTTGTCTCCTGAGCAGCGAGACGCTTGTCGCGAGCGGCTGAAGCGCAACCGCGCCAATGTCGGCCGGAAGATGCCGGCGAGGGAGGAGGCGGCGTGATTACTTACGAACAAGCGCGAGCGGATTTCGAATTCCTGGAAGGCCTTGCGGAGCTGTATGACCAAGTCGAGCTAGACGCGCAACGCCTAGACCTCATGCAGAACCCGACAAAGCGGCTAGCCGGAAGGATGTACGAGGCAGCCATCCGACTTTGGTTCAGCGAGAATGGCGGCAAATTCAAGGGAGTTGCGCAGCTTCGAGAAATCCAAAAACGACACGGAGCTTGGGCCCTATGACCCACCCCCTCGCCTCCGATTCTCATCTGATCTGCGCTGTCTGTCGCGGCCAGGCCTGGGAGCAGGGCTACAAGCCCTCGCGCTTCAGGCCCGGCCTTTGGGCGTGCCACGACACCACCTGCTCCCTCCTGCTGAAGAAAGTCTGGATGATGAACAAAGAGACGCTGGACGGCTATGAGCACAAAGCCGCCCTTGCCGCTGGAGACGATGCGGGGGCCTGGCTCGACGGGATCGGCAAGAGCGATCTGGCGGCCCTGTCGAAAGAGGAGTGGGAGGAGTTCCTCGGGCTGATCGTCATCGGATTTCAGAGCCACATGCGGCGGATTATCGAAAATGGTGAGGCTCCGTTTTGACGATGGCAGAGGCCCCACCCAGGCCTGACTATCGTTTTGCAGGAGAGTTGCCGCGCCTATCGGCATTGAGAGAATTGACGGCCACGCCGCAGTGGCTGACCTGGAATTATGTGCTCGACCCCATCAAGGGGAAATGGAACAAGCCGCCGCTCAGTCCGCGTACTGGCCTGCCCTGCTCCGCGACCGACCCAAAGAACTGGGCATCGTTCGATGAGGCTGTTGCGGCCGCGCGAAAGCGCCGGCTTGCCGGCGTTGGATATGCGCTTTCGCCTGATGACGATCTGACCGGCATCGATTTGGATAATTGCTTCGATCCAGAGACCGGCGCGTTCGCCCCGTGGGCGGCTGAGATTATTGGATTGGCCGAGACCTATGCGGAGATGTCCCCGAGCGGCCGGGGCGTGCGCATGTTCGCGCGCGGCAAGATCGACAGGGCGCATCTGGTGCGCTTCGCCGGCATCGAGATCTATGCGGACAAGCGCTACCTGACCATCACCGGCGCGCATGTGCCGGGAACGCCGGCAAACATCGCACCAGCCCCCAAGACGATCGCGGCGCTCAAGGCTCGCATCGAAAGCCTTAAGCCGCCAGCGCGCGACGTGGCGCCGCTACGCAATGGTTCAATCGAACCAATCGACGATGAGGACGCGCGATTGCGCGATGCGCTCGACGCCACGCCGGCCGATGATTATTGGGTTTGGCTGTTCAACGGCATGGCGCTGAAAGATCGGTACGGCGCGCAAGGCCGGATGATCTGGGACGAGTGGTCGTCATCATCGCAGAAATTCAGCCACGAGGCTCAGGCGACGAAATGGCGCTCCTTTCGCGGCGCGGGCGTCACGATCGGCACGCTCTATCACAATGCCAAGGAGGCCGGCTGGAAACCGACGCGGTTTCTGTGGACTGATGAGGACGACAGGCTTGCCGAAGAGGGCGGGCGAATTGCGCGAGCGTTTATCGAGAGTGCCAGGGAGAAGGCGCGCAATCTCGTGCGGTCGGCGCGCGGCGACCTGATCGACAACGACACCGGCGAGGTGCTTTACGAAAAGCCTGCTCCGGCCGCTGAAGCGCAAGATTGGCTTTATCCTGGCGGCCTGCTTGGCGCTATGTCGGATTGGATCGTCGAGACCACCTCGCGCCGCCCTAATCGTTCGATGGCGTTGGCGGCGTCGATTGCCATTGTCGGAACGGTTTTGGGGCGTCATCTGGCCGGTCCGACTGAATCCGGTACGCATCTCTATATTGCCTGCATCGGCGAGACGGCGGCCGGCAAGGATCGCCCCATGCGCGCCATTGGGGAAATTCTCGATGCTGCTGGCCTGGGGTTTCTTGTCGTGTCCGGGAAATTCAAATCCGACGTGGCTTTGGAAAATTCCATTGCCGATAATCCATGCAGCGTCGCGATAATCGACGAAATCGGGCAGCAATTATTCGCCTCGATCATGGGGCGCAAGGCTGGAACGCATCAGGCCAATATCGGGGCGATTTTGCGCGAGGCGTGGCCTCGCAGTTTTGCCGAAATATCCACGTCGTGCAGCGCGGCGCGCAAGGGCCACAAAATTAAAAGCCCGGCATTTTCAATTTATGGCGCGTCGACTGTGGATGAATTCTATGCCTCGCTTAGCGGGGCTGCCGTCGACAATGGCTTCATCAATCGATTTCTGATCATCAAGGCCGCTAAGCGCGCAAGCGGCGCGATCAAATATGCCGGAAAGAAAGATCTGCCCGGCAGCATTATTGCCGCCTTGCATCGCCTCATGCGTGAGGCTGAAGGCAATCTGGATGGCGGCAAGATGGCCTATATTTCGCAGGAGGCGCCAGCCTTCGATATCATGCCGTGGGGCGACGATGCGGTGCGGATTGCATATGAGCAATTCGATGAAGAAATATTCGAGAATGAAGACAGCGAAATCGTCGCGCTGATGAGCCGAACGGCTGAGATGGCCGTGCGCTTGGCAACCATTCATGCGGTCTCGCGGGCCGGCCGATCGGCATCGCTTGCCATGCAGGATTGGGAGTGGGGCAAGGCCATTGCGATGCACTCGGCGCAGATCATGACGGTCGATGTGCGAGAGCGTATGTCCGATAATGACGCCCAGGCAAAATACAAATTAATCGAGCGTTTGGTGCGTGAGGCCGGGGAGATTTCCAGGCGTGATTTGCTGCGGAAATTGAACGGCAGAATCCCATCTCAGGACATCGATAAGATCATCGGGCTTTTGGCAGATGCCGGCATCTTGGCCAAGGTTGTGGCGGTTATGGCGCCCAAAGGCGGCAGGCCGTCCATTCGGCTTGTCTACACCAGAAATGCCAAAACTGCCGAAACCTAACCTCCAAAGCCAATACCTATCTAATAATATATATATATATCATATAGTTATTAGTTCTGTCAGTTTTGGAGGTTTTTATTGAGGGTATATGTTTGTTATGGAAAATAAGCGTAATTTTCCATAATTTATAGGGTGTGTATAGCCAATACGCCAAATCCGCCGAAAGGTCAGAAAGAGGAAATTAGAATGATAGAATGGCAGCCGATCAAAACCCTTCCAGACGATGCGGAATTCGTTTGCTTCTTCGATGCAGAGCATGGGTGTGGATGCGTGGCCAGATCAAATCAATATCCGTGGCCTAAGGTCCCGCTTTGGTGGAGAATATTTAGAGCGATGCGTTTCGTTACGCCGAAGCCAACTCACTGGGTAAAATTGCCCGCCCTGCCGAGCCGCCCATGACCCTCACCGACGACGAACTTCGCCACGCCATCTCCGCCGGGTTCAACGCCATCCTCGACGGCGTCACTCGCGTTCGCCATCGCCGCGCTCGCATCGCCGCATTGGGGGCGCCGCTCTCGGTCAGGCAATCGCGCAACGATCGGCGCCGTGCCGCTCGTGAGCGCTCGCATCGCCCTGTCCGGCAGCAGCCCCCGCTCACACCGTATGCGCTGCGCATGGACATGGCCAAGTCCGGGAACGTTCAGCTCACCGAGCTCGATCGGATGGTCAGCGATGAGGAAGCCCGCGCGCTGGAGGAATGGGCGTTGTGCGAGGAGATGCTTTCGGGACGGCTGAAATCCGCAAGCTGGGATCTGGGACGCGGTGGCGGGGGTCAGTCGGCCTCGATCCCCGATGCCTGGATGGCACAGCTGGCCGCACACGCCTGGAGACGCTCTCGCCTGAGTGCTGACAGCCTGAAAATCCTCCCGGCCTTCACGGCCCTCCAAAACGGCTCTGAGGGGGCATTGTCGGCGGCGCAGTATGGCGAGCGGCTCATCGCCGGGGCTCGAAACAAGCGCCGGGCGTTTCTGGAGGCCGTAGCTGGAGTGGCGGGGCAGTTGGTTTGATGGTAGGATGATGGAATGTCAGATTCCCCCTTGACTTTCAAAACGACACAGAATTACGTTAAATCTCAAATTGCAGAATTATGCCCGAGCCCGCGAAAGCGGGTTTTTTCATGCCCAGGAGGCCACGCACGATGAAGACCAAGCCAGCCGCGACCGACAAAAAAGGCGGTGCCAAGCCTGCCATGCCTCCTGCTGGTGGCAAAAAGGGCGGCAAGGGCAAGGCGGGGTGTTGATCGGTCTATGGCTGATGAACGCGGCGCAAGGGGCCAGTTTCTAGCTGGCGAGAAGTGGGCAGGCAATAAAAATGGTCGACCGAAAGGTTCTCCTCGCAAGGAACTTGCGCGTGAGTTCATCGAGGACATGCAACGAGCATGGGAAACTAACGGCGCTCAAGTTCTAGCGCAAGTTATTCAAGAAGACCCAGCCGCGTTTCTTCGTTCTATGGTAGCGATCATGCCGAAGGAGCTTGATGTCAACGTTAATCATTACGATGACATGAGCGATGATCAAATCAGACAGCAGTTTATTGCAGCTCTCCGAGAGGCCAGAGCGCTCGGCGTTGATATCGGCGATGGAGGCGCTTCAAGCGTCCATTGATCGAGCCAAGCGCCGCAAGCTCTTCACCATCTATCCCGACGAAGGTCCGCTTCGCCGTGAGCTGTATCCCAAGCATATTCAATTCTTCGCCGCTGGCATCGAGCATCATGAGCGCGCGGCGGTCGCCGCCAATCGCGTTGGCAAATCGTTCGGGCTCGGTGGCTATGAGACCGCATTGCACCTCACCGGGCTCTATCCGGATTGGTGGCCTGGCCGGCGCTTCGATCACGCGATCAATGCGTGGGTTGCGGGTGATACGGGCGAGACGACGCGTGACATTCCGCAGCTCATCTTGCTCGGGCCGTTTGGCGAGTACGGCACGGGACTGCTCCCCGGCGCCAATATCATCGGCAATCCGACGCATCGGCAGGGTACGGCGCAAGCGGTCGACACGGTGCGCGTTAAGCATGCGAGCGGTGGGACTAGCTACCTCGGCTTCAAGTCCTACGATCAGGGCCGGAAGAAATTCCAGGGCACGGCCAAGCACTTGATTTGGATGGATGAGGAACCGCCGGAAGATGTCTACAGCGAATGCATGGCTAGGCTCATGACGACTTCAGGCAGCATGATATGCACCTTCACGCCGCTTGAGGGGCTGTCCAACGTGGTGCTGCGCTACATGCCGCATATGGCGCCCGCCGCCGCGCCAAGCGTGAAGAATTGAGCCGATATTGCGTTCAGATCGGGTGGAATGACGTGCCGCACCTTTCGCGCCAGCAAAAGGACGAGTTGCTCGACGCCTTTCCGCTGCATGAGCGTGATGCGCGTGCCGAGGGCGTGCCCATGCTCGGCTCGGGACGTATCTATCCGATTGACGAGAAGCAGATCGTCGTCGATCCATTCGAAATCCCGGACTATTGGCCCAAGGCTTACGGGCTCGATGTCGGGTGGAAGATCACATCGGCGCACTGGGGCGCGTGGGATCGCGAAAGCGACGTGGTCTATATTTATTCCGAACATTACATGGGCCAGCAGCCGCCACAGGTTCACGCCGATGCGATCAAGCAGCGCGGCGCCTGGATATGGGGCGCGATCGATCCCGCCTCGGCCGGCAGCAATCAGAAGGACGGATCGAAGCTCATCGACGAATATCGCGCGCTTGGGCTCAATCTTGTCGAGGCTGACAACAGCGTCGAGGCAGGCATTCTGGCTTGCTATCGCCGCATGTCGTCCGGGCGTCTCAAGGTGTTCCGCAACTGCGTCAATTGGCAGAGCGAATACCGGATTTACCGGCGTGATGAGAAGGGCAAGGTCGTGAAAGAGAACGACCACGGCATGGACGACATGCGCTACCTGGTCATGACCGGGATGCTGTATGCGTGCCTGCCGCCGGAAGATCATGAAGACGACGACCCATGGCAGCGCAATCGCGGCCGGTCAGCAGAGACGGGGTATTGAGATGGACGTAGCTGAAATCCGCGAGATGATCCGAGAGCTGCGTGAGCTGGTTTCCCTCACTCATCTTGATGATGACGACCGTGAATTACTCCGCAAGGCCGCAACTCAGCTTGAAGCTGACCTGAACGACTAATGGCCCTCCCCCAAATCTACCCCATCGAATCCGTTCGCGTCGCCCCTGGGTTCGCATGGCCAAGTTGGTTTGCCGAAGCCGTCGCAAGCGGAGCCATCACGACGTACGAGGCTGGGCCGCTTCCGCCGCAGTTTGGCGTGTGGGCTGGCAAAGTATTTGCGTGCTGCGACGTGGCAACGAGCGACGGCGTCGTGCGTGCTGGCGAGGGTGAAACAATCATCCGCAAGCCAAGTGGCGAATTAGAAGTAAGGCCGTCCAAAAGCTAATGGCTCTCCCCCAAATCTATCCTATCGACGATCAGGAGATCGGCGAGGGCGAAGCTGTGCCTGCCGAAGAGCAGCAGCAAAAGCCGCACCCGCTCGAACAGCTTCAGAAGTGGGACGAGAGCGCCAATATCGCCGGGGAGCTGGCCGAGGATGTGCTGAGCGCCATGGCCTCGCGCGTCATCGACGAATACACCATCGACAAGGCGTCACGCTCGGATTGGGAGGAAGAGGCGCGGCTGTCCATGGATGCCGTGTTGCAGAAATCCGAGGTGAAGAACTACCCGTTCGAAAAAGCTTCGAACATCAAATACCCGATCCTCACCAACTCCGCCTTGCAGTTCGGGGCGCGGTCCTATCCGGCGATGGTGCCGGGCGATAAAATCGTGAAGATCAAGGTCATCGGCCCCGATCCCATGGGGCTGAAGCAGGCGCGGGCCGAGCGCGTCTCGACGCACATGTCCTACCAGATCCTGAAGGAAATGGATGGCTGGGAAGACGAAACCGACACCATGTGCCACCAGCTGCCGGTGCTGGGCGACGGGTTCAAGAAGGTCTATCGCGACGTCGAGAACAGCAAGAACTGCTCCGACTTCATCTCGGCCATGAACGTGGTGGTCAATCAGAACACCAAGAGCTTGCGCGATGTGCCGCGCATTACGCACGAAATCGAGCTTTACCCCTATCAGATCGAGGAGCGCATTCGCGGCGAGACGTTCCTTGAATTCGAATATGGATCGGCCGGCGGCACGCCTGGCATAGCGCGCCCTGACGGCAAGACGGACAGCCCGAGCGACAGCGACGCGCCGCATGTGTTCCTCGAGCAGCATCGCTTCGAGGACCTGGACGGCGATGGACTGCGCGAGCCCTGGATCGTCACGGTGCACAAGGATTCAGGCAAGTGCGTGCGGGTCGTGTCTAACTACGACCTGCAAAAGACCAGGGTGCGTGAGGACGGCGTGATCGTGCGCATTCCGCGCCGCGATTACTTCGTGCACTTCCCCTTCCTGCCGGATCCCAATGGCGGCTTCTACGGCATCGGTTTCGGGCGCCTGCTGCGCGCGATCGGCGAAGGGGTCAACACCTCGCTCAACTTGATGATCGACGCGGCGCACCTTCAGAATTCAGGCGGCGGGTTTCTCGGCTCTGGCATGAACCTGAAAAAGGCGCAAATCCGCATTGCGATGAACGAGTGGACGCAGCTCAATGTGCCGGGCAAGAATATCCGCGATGCCATCGTGCCGCATAATTTCCCAGGCCCGTCATCCACACTGTTTCAACTGCTTGGGCTGCTGATCGACGCGGGCAAGCAGATCGCCAGCGTCCAGGACGTGCTCACCGGCGACGCGCATGCGCAGACCATGCAGCCGACGACGCTCCTGGCGCTGATTGAGCAGGGCCTGAAGGTCTTTACCTCGATCATCAAGCGGTTGTTCCGCTCGCTCGCGCGGGAATTCAGGCTGCTCTATGAGCTCAACCGGCGTTATCCGGACGAGGAAGAATACCAACGCATTATCGACTGGTCGCCATCGCCGCAGGTGTTGCAGGCCGTCGAGCAGTTCAAGCAGCAATTGATGATGGGCCACAATGGCGGCCCGCCGATGGAGCCAGGAACTGGCGCCGGAGGTGGCGGCGCCCCGCAAGCTCCCGGAGCGATGGCCGGTGAGGCAATGGGCGGCGGTACCGCGACGGCATCCTCCGCAGGTGCTGCCGCCCAAGCCCCCCAGGCGCAACAGCCCGGTGGAGGGGCTGGCGGAGGCGGTGCCCCTCAGGAACTTCCGCCGCAGCTCGCCGTGCATCTCGAGCGCCCGACTATGGCCGGCGATTACGAATATGAGAACTGCGATATCGTGCCGGTTGCCGATCCGAGCCAGGTCACGGACATGCAGAAGATGGCCAAGGCGCAGATTATCGAGTCCAATATGGGCCACCCGAACATGAATACGGAGCAGGGCCTGCGCCGCATTTTCATAGCGGCGAACATCGAGGACATCGATCAGCTCATCAAGCCGACGCCGGAAGGCCCCGATCCGCTGATGCAGGCCAATGCCGAGGCCGAAGTGCAGAAGAAGAAGGCATCGGCGATGAAGGATCTGTCGATTGCCGAGAAGACCTCGGTCGAAACGCAATCGATCCATCAGCAAACGGCGATGGACCATGCGGCGGTGATGTCCGGGCATCTGGACCAGGATCAGGCGCTGGCCACCGAAACGCAGCGCTTGCAGAACGCCAAGACGGCGCATGAGGCGGCGCTTGCGGAGCGCGAGATGGCGCTGAAGGAAAAGCAGCAAGAGGCTGCTGAGAGAGGCGAGGCGGCATGAATGACGATCCATTCGGCATGAAGGCGATGCCGCTCTGCATCAATTGCAAGCATTGTGAAGCACAGAGTTATCTGCGCTGCGCGCCCGGCGCGACCACTGAATGGTATGAAAAACAGCTTAATTGCCTCGCCGCTTGCGGGTGGATTGATCCGACGACTGGGAATGTTGCTGAGACTCTTCCGTGCAGCGTGATGCGCTATTACGGGCCATGCGGATTTGCTGGTGGATTGCATGAGGAGCGAGGCGAGGCGGCATGAAGAATCTGACCCCGGAGCATTTGCGCTGCGTTCCGGCAACGTGTCCGGCCGTTTATGAGCTGACTGATGGGCGGCTGCTGATCGTGGGGAAGCGAGCCGAATTGCCAGGCATGGTTGGCGATGACGAATACGCTGTCACCATCGACTGCGCCTTGCTGGCGAATGTGAAATGAAACCCTCCCCCGAGGACTTCGAGCAGTGGCGCGCCTCGCTGGTCACCGAATGGTTCATGGACACATTCCTGAAAGCGGAGATGGCGCGCACCAAGCGCACCTATGAGCTTCGCGCCTGGGAAGGCGTTGCAGCGGATGAGGACTGGACGTCGTGCCGGGAGCGCTATGAGACGCTCGACTGGGTGCGCGGCATAGATATCACAGACATCGAAAAGACGATGGAGATGCAGGAATGACGGAAGGACGCGGTTTCGGGTTAGCACCCCTCAAGGAGGAGGGCACGATTGATGCGCATGGCAAGACTTATCGGCTCGGCGATCCTGGTTACGATGAATTGAAAGCGGAGTCCGATGCTCGCGCGAAGGCTTACGGCGACAAGTGCCGGGCTGAGGGAGACACTGGCGCATGAATGAAACGACCCCCGAGACGATTCCCGTCGCGACATGGGGTAACGCCCAAAGCGACGCGGCCGAGGCTGGATCGTTTCAGCCTGTTTATCTGAAAAACATGCTGGAGCCATGCACAAAGGAAGAGAGCGACGCATATCACCGCGCCCTTGGTGCGATAATGCCCGATGAAGCTGACCCCAACATCGTCGCCGAGGACCTCGTGCGCATTAACGATAGCGGCATCGTCCCGACTGAGTTCAAGGTGCTGGTGCTGCCGGACGAGAGCGAAACGCAGATCCGTGCGCGGCGCTCCAATATCGCCGTGCCGGAAGCTTATGCCGCGATGTATGCGCATGGGAGCGTGACGGGCCGCATTATCGCCATGTCGCCAGCCGCGTTCAGCTATCACGACTGGCCGGCCACCAGCCGCTTGCCCGTGATTGGCGAGCGGATCGTATTCGCGCGCTATGCCGGGATGCTGGTGGCCGGCAAGCCGGTGGTCAATGAGCGTGGCCATGAAGAGCCGCGCGAATACCGGCTGCTGAACGATAAGGATATCGTGGCGGTGCTGGAGTTTTAGGGATGAAATTTAGGATTGAAGTTGAGTGCATATTCCCTGGCAGCCCCCGACCTTGGGAGTGGCGAGTGTGGTCAGCGGAAGATGGTGATGATTTCTCCGAAGGCCCCCAAGTCACGGGATCGAGAATCACGGCGTCGGCTGCCTTGGATGAGGCCGTAATAACGATAACGATTGGCTTGCCATGCGCGACCTGATCTTCATCATCGTGACCTATGCCCTGCTGGTCATTTGCAGTTTCCTGATTGGCGCGTTCGCCACTGAGCTGGGCATGCGATGGAAGGGGCGCCGCATCAAGCAGCTTACGCCCGCTCAGGACCGATGGGGCGAGGTTGTGATCGTCCACAAATGGGCGATGCACAATAAATGGTATCTGGAAAACAGCTTCTTGAATGAAATGGCTCAAGTCGAGCACGCGCGGCTGATGCGCGATGAGCCGAACCTGACGTTGCAGCAGAATCTAGCGCAGGTCGAAGCGATCGTGCGGAAGAAATATCCGGGCGAGTTTCAGACGCTGCATTGAGATGACGGACCAAACTTGAGAGGACGACCCGCTTATCGCGGGTTTTTTAATGCCCATGGCAGATGAAGACGACGCCCCAGAGGGCGAGGACGAGGCCCAGGCGGCCGAAGGTGAAGACGGCGGCGATGAGCCGTCGCAGGTCGAAACCACCGCCCGTGAGCAGGGCTGGGCGCCGAAGGCCGAGTTTCGCGGCGATCCCTCGGATTGGATCGACGCCGACGAATATGTGAAGCGCGGCAATCCGGCGTATTTGCGCAAGCAGCTTGGGCAGACCGAGCGGCAGCTTCGCAAGCTGGAGCAGCAGCGCACGGCCGATCAGACCGCGTTCGAACAGCGCCTTACGAAGATGGAGACGCTGAACAAGGTCCAGCGCAAGAAGATGTACGGCGAGATCGAGGCCGCTCGCCGCGCTGCTGTCGAAGTTGGGGACACGGCGGAATATGACCGCCAAAACCAGATGGAGCAGCAGCTTTACGAAGCGGAGCAGGAGGCCGGGAAGCCTACCGCCAAGGAAGAGCCGGCGAAGGCCAAGGCGCCGCATCCTGATGTTGAGCGATGGGTGAGCGAAAACCCCTGGTTTACCAAAAGTAAGATGCTGAACCGGGCGGCCGAGGGCATCCACGAGCAGCTCATGGAAGACGAGCCGGGGTTGACGATAGCCGAAAACCTCGCCAAGACGCGCGCCGAGATAATCCGGCGCTTTCCCGAGAAGTTCAGCAAGACCCCTGCGGCCAAGAACGGCCATAGCGCGGTGGAGGCTGGGCAGCGCACCGCTGCCGCCCCGAAGGGCAAGGGCTTCACGGATATTCCGGGCGAAGAGCGCCGGGTGATGGAGGGCCACATTAAAGAGGGCCTGTACAAGGACAAGGCGGACGCCGCCGCAGCCTATTGGAGCCAATAGATGCAGATGCGGACGGTTGTCGTGCCTGTGCGACTGGAATGGCCGGCGCAGAGGGCAGATAGGGGCTGGGAAGTGCTTTATGAGATTGAGGTGCGGGCCAAAGAGATTAAGCGCGGAAGAACGTTGCGCGTGACGATCGATAGAAGCGAACGCCTGCATGACAGGATGGTGACCCTCATTGAGGGTTCTGTTGAAATTGGCAGATGGTGGGGAAGATGACCGATCTTGAAATCAGGCGCGGTCCAGGCCGGCCGCCGAAAGAGCCGACCATGCCGCCGCGCGCCCGTGCGGAAGAAACCAAGGCCGTGCGCCGCAGGCGTCAGGACATGGGCGTCAACTCGCATTTGCGGCTGTCGATCCCCGATCACATGAAGAACGATCCTCTCTATCGCTACCACTGGATAGCGGATCGGCCGGGGCGTCTTGAGAACAAGACGGTGCACGACGATTGGGATTTCGTGGAAGACCACGAGCTGGCCAAGGATGGCCGGCAGACCGGTGCCGGAACGCGCATCGAACGCCATGCGGGCGTCGACCAGTTCGGCAAGCCTTTGCGCTTTTTCCTGTGCAAGAAGCTGAAGGAATATGACGAGGCCGATAAGCGGAAAGAGAAGCTGCGGCTGGACGAGATGATGAAGCAGATCAAGCGCGGCAAGACGCCGGGCAACGATGGTCAGCCGATAGAGCGCGATGGCGCCTATGTCCCGGAAGCCGGGATCACGATCAAGGAAAACTACCAACCATAATCGGCCGCAGTCGGTTTCTCCGGGCAGCCGCTTTCTAAGGACAACTTGAATGGCAAATAGCAATTCGCCGTTCGGGCTTAAGCCCGTGCGGCATCTGCTTGGGCTGCCCATGAACGGTTCTGTGCAGCCCATGTACATCGCAGCGGACACGTCCGGTGCTTTGTTCATCGGTGACCCGGTGATCAAATTGGCTGCTGGCTCGAATGCCGCGCGCGTGCAGGCGCCGGGCGTTGGCGAGTTTGCAATCGGCACGCTGCCGGCCATCACCAAGGCGACGGTGGCAACTGGGCAACTTACCGGCGTCATCGTGGCGTTCGCAGCCAGCCCGGACAATCTCAATCTCGTCTATCGGCCAACGTTGACCGAGCGCATTGCTTTCGTGTGCTGCGATCCGTTCGTGGTGTTCGAACTTCAGGCTGATGGAGCGATCGCTGCGGCAGACATCGGGTTCAATGGTGCTCTCATTTACACGCAGGCCGGATCGACTTTCACGGGTCTTTCAGGCGTGGAGTTGAATTCGGCGACACTGAGCGCCGCCGCTACCCATCAGGTCAACATCCTGAAGGCTGTGAACCGCGTCGACAACGACACCACACTCACGCGAGCCAAGGTCGAGGTGCGCATCAATCTGCACACCGAGATGGGCATTTATCCCGGCACCGGCATTTAAGGAACCCTCCAATGGCTGAAAATATCAAACCCGCCTTGGATGATCCCAAGGCGGCACCCCCCGCGCCTACGAAGTTCAAGGCGGTCAAATCGTCCGGTCCATGGGGCGAGGTGCAGCAGATCCAGGCCAGCGGCACGACTTTCGCCGGGGCCACCCAGATCGAGGCTAGCTCGTTCTGGACGGTCTGCGATGTCGCGGCGAAAGATCAGGTGCAGGCCACCGAAAAGAAGAAGTTCAAGGACGTGCAACAGGGCGTCATCCTGCCTGTCGGCGCTGCCGTGGGCGACCTCGTCGAGCTGTACTTCACCGGCTACACGGGGCGCGTTTTTACGCCAGAAGGCGACAGCTTCACCTTCACCGACGAGAACGCCTCCGTCGACGTCGGCTCATCCGCACTATTCCGCAAAATCACAGAGAAAGGCTGGCGCTTCGTCGCCGGCTCTTGAGGGGAGTTGCTTAAATGCCAGGTGTAATCACTACGGGCAATCACCCGAAAGCTCTATGGCCCGGAATCCAACGTTGGTGGGGCCGGGAATATGCCAAGCACCCGAAATTCCACGCGGAAATCTTCGAAGTGAAGAGTTCCAGCAAAGCCTATGAGGAAGACGTTGAAGTCACCGGGTTCGGCCTCGCGCCGGTCAAGCCCGAAGGCGGCGATATCTCCTTCGACAGCGAGAGCCAGGGGCCAACGACGCGCTATACGCACGTTGCCTATGCGCTGGGCTACATGTGGACCTTCGAGGAGCAGCAGGACAATCTTTATGAGATCGTCGGGCGGCGCCGGACCACGGCCCTCGCCTTCTCCATGGAGACCACGCGCCAGATCGTTGCCGCGAATTTCTTCAACCGAGGCTTCACGGCAGGCTTCGTCTATGGCGATGGACAGGTGGCGTTCTCCGCCACGCATCCGACCGCCAGCGGCAGCCAATCGAACGTTCTGACGCCGGGCGCTGACTTCGCGGAATCGTCCTTGGAAGATCTGCTGATCCAGATCATGGACGCGAAGAATAGCCGCGGCCTCAACATCGCGCTTCGGCCGGTGGATCTGGTCATCCCGAACAACCTCATGTTCGAGGCAATCCGGGTGCTCAAATCCGAGTATCAGAACGACACCGCCAACAATGCGGTGAACGCGGTGCGCACGGCCGGTCTGCTCGGCAAGGCTCCGATCGTCAATCCGTATCTGACCGACACCGAGGCATGGTTCGTCAAGACCAATGCTCCGGCGGGGTGGACGTTCGAAAACCGTGCCGAAATGGACTTCGACAAGGACAACGATTTCAACAGCAAGAACCTGAAAGCAGCGTCCTACATGAGATTTTCGGTTGGACAGACCGACTTCCGGGGCGGGTTTGCTTCGCCGGGAGCTTAAGACTTAACGTCGAATACTGAGGGCGCTTCGGTAAGTCCGGAGGCTCTCAGCTTGAATGCTTTCATGGGGATCTGAATATGGCTGAGAAAGTGCTTGAGAAGATCGGCGGCACCAGCGGGCATGGCACGTTTGAAGTCGTCGATACGGATGGCGTTGTCGGGATTAGGCTGAATGGCGAAGCGGCTGCCGTAGGGCAATTGGTGGAATCCACGGTGCTCGTTGGTGCTGCCGTGGCACTCACGACGGCCACCGCCGCCAATGTCACTTCCATTTCGCTGACCGCTGGCGATTGGGATGTTTGGGGGAACGTGTGGTTCAATCCGACCACAACCGCAAACATTACAATCCACCAGGGCGCCATCAATACGACAACGGCGGCGTTGCCGACCGCTCCGGGCGCCGGGGCTATTTTCAAGAACATGCTTGTCGCCGGGCAGGTGCCGAACGTGATCTTTGGGGGGCCTGTCGGGATGATACGCCTATCGCTCGCCGCCACGACCACGGTGTTCCTGGTGGCCCAGGCAACGTTCACGATCGCCGCGCTTGGTGCCTACGGCTACATCGGCGCTCGCAGACGCGCATAGGGAGCACTGATCGATGGTTGCAGCTATCCAGGTGTTGGAGGACGGCATCAGCAATGTCGTCATCCTTTTCACCAGTGACGGGGACGCCGAAGACGGCGTGCTGAAAGTTGACGTGTCGGCGCTCGACCCGCCCTGCGCTCGTCTGCGCATCATGAAGGCGAAATGGGGCGTGAGCGCCGGGACGACAGGCGTCAGCGTCTTATGGGACGCGGACACGGATGATCTCGCCTGGCAGTTTCCTTCCGAGACATCCGGCGATGTTGAATTCGTCGATATTGGCGGGTTGCAAAACCCTCAATCCAATGGGTGGACCGGCGATGTGCTGTTCACCTCTGAGGCGGACACGATCTACACCATCGTGCTTTGGATGAAGAAGAAGCCGGACTAATGCCCCTTCGCCACACGACGCGGCCGGGCGACTGGCTCTACAATTGCCAGCGCTGCGGCTGGACGATCTACGGGAGCGAGGCGCGCCAGGAGTGGACGGGCTTGCGCGTTTGCTCGAAATGCTTCGACCCTCGCCACCCGCAAGACTTCGTGCGCGGCGTGCGCGACGATCAGACCGTGCCCTTCGCTAACCCGCCCGGCCCGCCGCACTTTCTCGACACAAACGAAGTCCAGCCCGAGGATTTGTGATGGCATTGTCAGGCTCGAGCGACTTTAGCCTCAACGCGCGTGAGGTGATCACCGCGACCTTGCGCAAAATGGCCGTGTTGGGCGTGGCGCAGGTGCTCGACGCCGATGAGGCCGAGGACTGCCGCATCGAATTGAACACCATGCTCAAGGGCTGGCAGCGACACGGGCCGCATCTGTGGAAGACGGAAGAGGGCACGATCCCGCTGCTCGCCAACACCGCCTCTTACGATCTGAGCCTGACGCTCAATCCCTTGCGCATCATGTCGATGCGCTACCGCGACGCTCAGTTGCGCGATCTGCCCATGCGACTGTTCACGCGCGAGGAATATTTCGACCTGCCGCTGAAGACGTCGACCGGCATTCCGACCCAGTATTATTTCGACGCGCAGCGATCTGCGCCGACCGTCTATGTCTGGCCGCTGCTCACCACCGTCACCACCGAGGTGCTCACCGCGACCTATCAGAAGCGCATGGACGATATCGACGACCTGAGTAATGACATCGATATCACCCAGGAGAATTACGACACCCTCATCTACGCCTTCGCGGCGCGGCTGCTCGACGATTACGGGGTGGAGGGCGAGGTGGCCAAGCGCATTATCGGGCGCTCGCAAGGGCTGCTTGACGACGCCATGAGCTTCGACCGCGAGGACGTGGTGCGCTTCGTGCCGGACTATGGCTCGCGGCCGTATTGATGGCTGAGGAAATGACAAATCCGGTTGGTCCGTTCACGGTGTGGACGAATTACGGCTGCTATGAAAATTGGAGATGGCAGGATTTCGAGACGCTGAAGGAAGCAGTCGAGTTTGCCGGCTCGAATATGTCCACCATCAGTTGGACCATCACGAAACCGGTCAATTATTCCGTGATCGAGGTGGGTGAATAGATGCCACCCCTGCCCCTCGTCCTGCCCGCTGCCTCCACCATCGGCCGCGACGCTCAAGTTGCGACCGCGCGGCTGATTAACGGCTACCCTGAGTTCGGCGGCGAGGACGCCAAGTCGCCCTTCGCGCTCTATGGCGCGCCGGGGCTGACGCGCTGGGACAATGGGGCGTTTACCGGCGCTGAGCGTGGCATGATCGAATTGTCCGCGAACCAGCTTATCGCGGTGCTCGGTAATCAGATCGTCTCGTTCGATCAGGGTGCCAACGGCACGGTGCTGGCCAATCTGGTGGGAAGCGGCCGGGTGTTCATGGCGCTCAATCGCGCCTCACCGCCGCAGATCGGCATCGTCACCAATGCCGGGCAATATTATGTGCTGCAAGCGGGCGTGCTGACGCTCAATACCGATCCGGACCTGCCCGCGCCGAACAGCATCGATTATCTGAGGGGGCGGTTTCTTTACGGCATCAACGCCATGGGGCGCGTTTACGCCTCCGATGCCGATAATGGCACCTCCATCAACGCGCTGGCCTTCGGCGATATCAATTCGAACGCTGACGGCCTCGTGCGGGTAATGGTCAATGCGGGGTTCTTCTACGCCTTCGGAACCAAGAGCCTGGAAATCTGGCAAGCAGATCCATCGCTCGCCGGTCAGCCCTTCCCGTTCTCTCCCGTGCAGCAGGACATCGAATACGGGCTGACCGGCCCGCATACGGCGGCGAAATTCGAAAAGGCGCTGATCTGGGTCGATCAGAACCTGATCGTGCGCTATGGCCGCGACGGCGGCGCTGACCGGGTTTCCAATCATGCGGTCGAGCGCTCCATCGCGGGCTTGTCGATGGCCGATCAGGCGCTGATGGTCGGATCGGTGCATTCGTTCCAGGGGCACGAGACCTATACGCTCAAGGGGGCGAACTTCACCTGGTGCCTGGACCTGCCCTTCGCCAAGAAGGCAGGCTTTGACCGCGCCTGGTATGAGCGCAAATCCTATCCGAACGACCGCTGGCGGGTGAATTCGTCAATCCTGTTCAATGGCCGGTACATCATGGGGGATGAGGGGAACGGGCGGCTCTATGCGCTCAACCCGGACGACTTCACCGAGAACGGCAACGACCACGTGCTGGAGATCTGGTGCCCGCATTCGCACCGCTTCCCTGAGCGGCTGATTGCTGACGGTTTCGAACTCGACATGGTGTCCGGCGTCGGGCTCAATTCGTCCGACGCATGGAACGCCGACCCGGAAATCATGGTCGGCATCAGCGACGATGGCGGCAAGACCTTCGGCGGCGAGCGCCGGGCGATCATCGGGCGGCAGGGGGAATTCCAGCAGACTATCCGGCTCAACAAGTGGGGGCGCTGTACGAAGAAGGGGCGAATTTGGCGCATTCGCGCCTCGGCGGCGGTGCTTAAGGCGATCAACTCGGCGGCGCTACACGCAAGGCCAACGCGCTGATGGCTAAATGCTTGGCCTGCTTGGATGGCGGCAAGGTCTGCGAAGATCATCCGGACAGGGTTTGGCCGAATGGCTGCGATTGCGGTGGCGCCGGCATGCCTTGTCCTCGCTGCTGTTCTCCTGTGCCGCAAGATGGCACGCACAGCATAGCCGAGGCGTTCACGCCTGATTGGAAGCGCCGCTGATGGCCGGGATTATTCGTCCGCAAAATAAGCAGATTATCGATCCGCAAACCAACCGCCTGACCCTGGAGTGGGACGCCTATTTCGCGCGTCTGGAGGCGCTGGCCACATCGGGTGGAGGCGGAGGCGGTGGGGGCGTCACGACCTTTGAGGGAAGGTCTGGCGCCGTCGTTGGTGTGGTCGGAGATTACGACGCCAGCGAGATTACCAACGTTCCGGCCGGCACTATCGCGGCAACGGATGTGCAGGGCGCGCTGGCTGAACTGGACGGTGACATCGCGGGGAAGCAGGCGGCGGACGCGACGCTGACGGCGCTGGCGGCTTTCAATACCGATGGATTGCTGACGCAAGTCGCGGCGGATACTTTCGCTGGGCGAACTCTAGCGGCTCCGGCTGCCGGCCTCACGATCACCAATCCGGCTGGCATAGCGGGTAATCCGACTTTCGCTCTCGCCAACGATCTGGCGGCGGTAGAAGGGCTCAGCACCACGGGGCTGGCGGCAAGGACCGCAGCGGATACATGGGCTACGCGCACGCTGACCGGGCCCGCCGCAGGCATCGGCGTGACCAACGGCGACGGCGTCTCCGGCAACCCTACACTGGCGCTGGCGAATGACCTGGCTGCCGTCGAGGCGCTCAGCGGCACTGGCCTTGCTGCGCGGACGGCGGCCGATACATGGGCGAGCCGGACGCTGACGGGCCCGGCGGCAGGCATCAGCGTTACGAATGGCGGCGGTGTGGCGGGCAATCCAACGCTCGCCCTCGCGAATGACCTCGCAGCGCTTGAAGGGCTTGGGGCGACTGGCATCGCCGTCCGCACGACGACGGACACATGGGTGCAGCGTACGCTGGCAGCGCCCGTTGCAGGTCTTTCCATCACCGATCCAGGAGGCGTGGCTGGGAACCCTACCTTTGCGTTAGCCAATGATATCGCGGCGCTGGAGGGCTTGGCATCGACCGGTATTGCGGTTCGTTCTGCCGCCGATACCTGGCTACAGCGCTCGGTTGTGGGCGGTACGGCAATCACCGTCACCAATGGCGACGGTGTTTCCGGCAATCCATCCGTCGCGATCACGGCCGGCGGCGTCGGCACGACACAGCTTGCCGACAATGGCGTCACCATGGCGAAGCTGGAGGATGCCGGGGCCTATACGATCCTGCTGCGCAATGCCGGCACGACTGGCGATCCGGCTTACACCAAGATCAGCGCCTTGACCGACGCATCGGCATTCGGGACCGGCGACAAGCTAGTAATCGAGGAATCGACCGGCGAGCTGCGCAAGATCGATTTCGACGATTTGCCGGGCGCGACCGGCGGCGGCGCATCGCCCGGTGATTTCCAGCGCTTCGATGCCGACGACACCTGGAACAAGCCTAGCGGCTTTGGCGCCGGCAGCGTCGTCTT